GTAGGCCACAGGTTCAATTCCTGTCGGACAGGCCAAATAAAAAAGGGAGCAATTACGCTCCCTTTTCTTTCACCTAAAGAAGATTACTCTTCGCCTTCTTCTTCTTCTTCTACGTCAACCACATACCAATCGCCAGACTCTTCATCATAGACCCACCATGTGCCTTCTTCATCCTCAGCAAATACTTCTTCTTCTTCCTCAGCAAGATACTCAGACCAACCATCAGCCTCTTGCTCTACGATGAAGCCTTGAATAGCAGCTAGCTTCTCAAAGCTGTCACTCTCCAACACAAAAGTCTCATCCCATCCATTAGAAATTTCCAACTTATATTGCATATTACCTCCTATAAAAATAGCAATAAACTACACACACTCACATTACCCTCGAAGCTAGTCCACCCTTAGAAAACTTAGGAGTTAGTTCTCTTATTGCATTAACTGTCTCTTTCTGTTTCTTTGCTGGTGCTCTAGATGATCCAAACATATTAACATCTAAAGATGACAGTTGTTTTCTGAGATTATCTATTACATCAGCCTTCTGCGTGGAGCCAGAGTTGCGAAGAGTATAAGATAATTGGCTAAGCATTTGAGAAGTATTAATAGATTGAGGTTCTTTTAAGAGTGTAGATCCCTCAAATGGTTCTCTATAACTAATATTAGAAGCAACGTTCTCTAAGAATCTTTGATAGCGTTGACCCAATCCTGTTTTAGTTGATGTGGCTTCTGATGTATCCAAAGCTGAGTTCATCAGTGTCTTAATCTTTCCATACATTTGATTAGCCAGCACTTTGCTTTGGCTAGATGTCTGTGCTTGACCAATGTTCTTGTATAGATCAATGATATCTTTAGACAGCGTAGCCTGTCCCTCTATCCGCTCTTTAATCTTAGCTTGTATAGGCTCAACAATATCTTCGGCAGGGCTCAGTCTTGGTTGATTACCAACAGCCTTAGCTGCTGGCACAAGTTTGTCTGCTTCAATGATGGCATCTTCTGTCTCATGCATACCAGATCTAGGTAAGCCTATAGATCGCACAGTGTTGGGACTACCATTGACAACACGAGCAAGGATGTTCATATCCTTTGTATCATATTGAGTAGGCTTCATATTCACACGCTGGAATACAAAGTCTGCATACGGGATTTCCGTATACAAATATTGCTTAGGATTTCTACCACCAAAGTCTTGTGTCTCATATCCCAGATTTAAATCTCTAGTAAAAGAAGGAGCACCAACCCTTAGTTCGCTGTGGTACTTACCATAGGTAAGAGGGTTTTGAAAACCAGCATCGCCTATGTCTGTTGCATTTCTAGTACCATGAAACAGTTTAACTGGCGGCTCATCTTTATATTTAATACGCAACTCATCCAGCTTGTTCTGATACTTCTTAGCCATGTCAGCAAACTCTGCAACATCTGCGGCGTTCTTTGGATTAATCTCCGCACCCGTCTTAGCTCTGAAGTCACCCTGCACTACACCAACAACTTGCTCAGCATCAGGCAAAGCACTAATCGCTTCATTGTTTATTAGCTTATCAAAGCTTCTCTCACGAATGGTTCTAATTTTTTGCAGGATGGCATTTCTATCTGAGACACTAGCACCTGTTCCACCTACTGGGCCAAACGCCACTTCATTGAAGGGAACTGTAGGCCCACCCAAGGATGGTGTTGGCTCATTAGTAATCTGCTCATTGGTAGCAAACATGTCTTCCATGTCATTACCCTTAGTCTTCCACGATGAGGGAGTCTCAGGATTGAAATCACCAACATCTTCACCAGCAGCTTCAGCTTGTTTGTATGCTTTGTATTCCTCTTCCCAAGGAGCTTTAGTTGCACCTGTCTCTGCCTTATAAACAAAGGCAGGAATCTCATCAGGCTGTAATTTCAATGCCTTGGCTGTGGAGTCATGCAGAGCTTTGGCATATCCCTCTGGATCGCTGCTGGCCCAATCTGCTAGGTTCTGTTTAGCAACATCATCATCCATTTCAGTACCTAGCTTCTGTGCTGTCTGGTATTCCTTAGCCACCAGCACCTTCTCACCTTTGGCGTACTGATCAGGAGAGAAAGCAGCAGACTCAACAGGTGTTTCTGCCATCGAAGCTTTAGGTAGCTCTGTAGGAATAGCCTCAGGTGTGGAAGGAACAGGCATTGCTGGCTCTTCAGCAGCAGCCTTAAGGGTGGACATAGGCTCAGGAGCTTTAGCCGCTTTCTTGCTGGGCATGTTGGCAGCGGAGGTGTTAACAATGCCCTTCATCTGCGCTTCGATTGCTGGAGTAATGGAAGACTTTGGTCTTTCAGATAAGACTTTGTTAACGATGGACTCAGCAGCAACACCAGAAGACTCAGCTTTCTTGGCTAAGATATTGGCTATTCTTTCTCCAGCGGGTACTGTTTTGCCCAACATCTTTCCTACCATACCGCCGATAGAGAAACGAAGATCTTTTAATGATGCTTGATAGCCAATGTAAGACTGATAATCTTTGTTGTCTTCAAGTGTTTTACCTTCGTGGTCTTTGGCATATCTCTCATTAATGATGGAGCGCTGCGGTGCTGGAAGTTTATTCCACTGCATCTTATAGACACGATCTAAATGTTCGCCTTTGAATTGACCATCAGCAATCTTTCTTGATGTAGCTACAGCCTCTCCAACCATCTTGTACATGGCTTGTTGTTGCTCTAACAAAGGTAACGTAGCATAACGAGGATCACTCAATGCTCTGCCGATAGTGTCAATAACAAAAGGATTGGCTGTCTTTACAAAAGCCCTGTCGTATTCTTTATCACCTGACGAAGGGCCATATAGTTTATATGGATCAATACCTAAGCGTGTAATCTCTTTCTCTTGTGGTGTCTTCTCTGGGTTGCTTCTAACACCAGTAAGACCATAATAGAATTCACCTTCTTTGTACACTGGCCCTTCACGCAAACGTGGGACAGCCTCAGGCAAAGACTCTTTAAGAATAGGAAGCTTTCCCTGTACTCTCGTAGCACCAGCCTCAACTATATTACCCGCTGATATATCTGTTCCGGGAATCTTGTATTCACCCTTAGATTCAAGCAAGTTAGGGTCACGCTGCACTGCGCCCTGTTCTCTAAACATATCAAGGAATTGCCACGCTGTCTTAACTACAAAAGGCTGGGTAAATCTAGCAGTAAAATCACCAAGCACTTTACCAATAGCTATCTCCATCTTATCTGCTTCTTTCTCAGAAGAAATGGCAGCAGACATTTGATTTAGGAATGTTGCTTGAGTACCAGCAGGTAGCTTCATACCAGCAATAGCCTCTAACATACCAGCAGTATCTGGCTCCAGCCCTTGTTTTCTTTTTACCAAGAAGTCAGCAATGGCAAGTTGAGGGGCCAGTACACTCAATGATCTAGTATCAACAGTAGTGCCATCAGCATTCTTCATGTTGAACCAATCAGTATCTTGGTTGTTCATGCGGTAGTCATAGGCAGCAGCAAGAGAAGCTGTACCAACAATACCTTTAGCTAGGTTTTCCTGTCCTTTTCTAATGAGGGCATCACCACCTTCTTTACCAGCACTCTTCAATACGGCCCCTTGTAGCATATCCTGAGCACCAGAAGCAGCACCAAATACACTGTAGCGATATTGAAACGCTACAGCATTAGCCATGAAGCGGGGGAAAGTAGCAAACAAGCTACCACCGGGAAGCTCAGCAGCCTTGATGAACAGGTTAGCGGCTGTCTCAGCCCCTGCCTCAAAGGTCATTCCCTTAACAGCCTTAGGCTGATAGGCAAACGTAGCCTTAAGCGTTTCATCTGCTGCATTCTTAAGGATGGATGCAGGTATTGCTTTACCATTGGCAATGGCATCGTACATATCAAGACCTGCCCTACGCATGCTCTTATCAACAGAAGCAGCAAACAAAGCCTTTCTAAAGAAAGCATCTTGTGCTACGTTCAATGTGTTGAATACCTGTGCAACCTTTGATATCTCCTGAGTAGAGTTTTCTTGTGTTGCACTAAGAATATTGTTACGGATGGCAGGGTTGTGTTCTAACAGCTTATCTGTTACTTCAGAAGACAAGCCTTGTTTAGACAGATAACCGTAGATACCAAAAGCATCCTTCATGGTATCAGATAAGCCCTGCTTCATTGTGGCAATGCGTTGGCCTTTGGCAGCGTTGTCCAGTGTTCTACCCATAGTGTAGAGCGCCCCCTCAACCAAAGAAGCCGCTGAGTTAAAAGTAATGGCTTGACCAGTACCAATAACATTTCGCATTGTGGTATCTAGACCACTGACAATCCAAGCTTTGGATTCTCTTTCTGCACTACGAATAACTTGACCAACCCTACCCATAGCTGATGTAATTTCATCGGGTTGATTAAACAAAGAATCAATAAGCTTCTTAGCCTCAGGATCAATCTCTGTCAGTCTGTTCATAATCTTAGAAGCAACAGAGTATTGCTGCATGATCTGTGCAGCCTCAGTGACAGTTAGCTTGTTGGCTTGTGCAAATTGCTCAGGGCTTAAACCCTCTCTTCTGATGGCGTTTTCTAGGACAACATCATCCACCTTGTCCAGATTTGAAAACACTTCTGCAATGGCGTGGCTAGTGCTTTGGCTAGGCTTAAGCTGGAATGTAGGATCAGTGGTGATAACATGCAGAGCTACACGCACGGCTCTCTTAGACATATCAACAGCAATCTTACTGTCTGTTAATGGTGTGGCTGGGTTTATATCATCCAACACCCTAGCGCCCTGCAAGTTCATAAACTCTTCTGCAAGGCTGTCCATATTCTTTGAAACTGGATCTGCCAATAGCTTTTCAATGGAAGTCATTGGCGCGTTTGGATTTGCGGGGGATCTTGCTTTACTATTAATAATATCTTGCAACGCTTCAGCGCCAGTTTTACCATCAGCTAGTTTCATACCAGCCTTAGCACCACCATAACCAACAGCAGAAAATAAAGCAGCAGCACCAAGAGACAAAGCGCTAAGCTCTTCTGGTTCTGTTCCCATAACTTTAGCTACTTCTTGTTGCTTCTTGTTTTCTGCAACAACACTGCCCACATTGACAGCAGCGTCAGCGGCTGTGGCACCTAAGGCTAGCTGTGTAGATTTCTTTGCTGTAACTTCAGCAGCTTCTTTAGCACCAAGACCAACCACTGCTTTCTTGATTGCACCTTTACCAATAGAACCAAAGCCAACACCAATGTAATTAGTCAAGTCTGTTAGTGCTGCCCCAGCAATGTCAATAACTGGCTGCATGCCCGGTTGACCGCCCTCACCAGTGAAGCTCTTTACTTCATCATAAAGCTTCTGACCAAGAGCAAGTTTCTCTTTATCAGGCAAAGGAGAGTTCTTAAGTCTATTAAGCGCAGATAGTTGTTGGAAGATATTCCAATCTTGTCCACGCATGTTAGACATGAAGTCTTGAACAAACTGTTCTTTGCTTTCACCTTCTTTGTATGTAAGAGGCTGACCCGGTTTACCTCTAGTGGTGGGTGACTTCATTGCAACAGAAGCATAGTCTGTAACAATCTTAAACATCTCAGGATTTTTATAAAGCTCTTCGTAGTTGATCTTTGTGTCTGGTGCAGTGGTCATGCCAGATACATCCACTTCACCTGTAGCAGAAACAGGAGAGCCACCACCAGTAGGGACAATTGGTGTGTCGTCTGTGGATGGCTTAGCTACAGGTGTGGGAGCAGCAGAAGCAGGGGCTCTAAAAGGAGTGACACCCCTACTTGCTGCTGGCTTAGCTAATGGTTGAGACAAATATGCGTCTGGGTCAAACCCTGTAGTAGCAGGGGTAGAAGTTGCTAAGTAAGCGTCTGGATCAAATGCCATCTTATTGCCCTAATCTTTTCTTGATTGCTGCTGAACGTGGATCTGTTGGATTAGCATTGGCCCATGCTAAAGCTTCTTGGTCTTGCTGTGACGGGGCTGGTGCAGCGCCCCTTGTTGGCAACGAGGATGAGCCTCTTGCAGGTGCTGGTGGTGGTGCTGTAGGTACACTACCAGAAGCTTCAACGTATTTGTTAAGTACAGCGCCTACGTTAGTGTTCAATGGTTTACCATTAAGGTCTATCCAAGGGCTAAGCGCATTAGATGCAGAAGCAGCCATAAAGTTATAAATTTCTTTACGCTTGGCTGCATCTGTACCAACATACTTAAATGTTCCATTACCTTGTGCATCTGTTTCTACAATGAGTTCGTCCTTTAATAGACTGCCATATTTAGCAGCTACAGCCAGAGCAACAGAGTTAGAAGCATGGCTAGCCAAGGCGCTGATTGCTGGGATCTTATCTTCTGCTGGCTTAACCTCTTTGATATGCTTAGCCTGAGCTTCTCTGCGCTCAATAGCAAGAAGCCCTTGTAGATCAGACTCTGCTGATCTCTTCTCTTCCACTGTACCAAACATAGCTTTCTGTTTAGTAATGGCAATCTTATCAGCCAGCTTCTCAGCATCTGTGCGTACAGGCTCAACAAGTCTGTTGTATGCTTCTGTTGCTGCTGCTTTCTGTGCAGGGTCACCCATCAAATAGTCACGTTTAATCCTAGATGTTTCATTAACAAAGTTTTCTTGGTCTGAGTTAAGCTTAGACTTGATATCTTTATATACCAGCAGTTTGCCGTTTGCTGCATTGAGGCCAGCAGTATCACCTTTTTGTTGAGCAGCAAAAGCCTCTCTTTGAGCTTTCTTAAGTTCATCCTCAATACCAAGTGGAGGTCTGAGTTGAGCCATATCAAACTGAACACCCTTGGTGAAGTCTGGCTTAGTCCAAGTTTGAGCACCTTTAAGCTGTTCAATAGTAGTGCCTAAAGCTGCTGCTGTTTGTGCTGCCGTAGCATCACCAGCGTTCTTTGATTTTCTGTTGATCAGATCACGCAGATAGTTACCTGTCTCAGCAGAATCAGGGGAAGCAGCAACAGTAGTTGCAATCTTAGGAATGGCAAATGCAGCAGCTACTTTTTCAGCGGCTGTTCCGGGACTAGCTTGGTTATCACCAATAATCTTGGCAAAGACATTCATATCCAAACTCTTTGGATCAAAGTCTTTATCTTTAACAGCAGTCATGAAAGACTCCATGACAGGCTTACTGGAGGCAATAGCAAGAAGCTGAGCATCTGTTGCTTCTGGTTTGTATGCTCTAACAGTATTGATATTTTCTTCAATCTCAGAGCGCAGCTTTCTATTATCCTTCATTGACTGTTCGTACCCAGCATACATTGTCTTAACACCAGCAGCCGCTAGAGCTCTGGCATTCTTTGTTTCTTCTTCAATAGTATTTGTTACAGCAGTGGCAGCACCACCTAGAAAAGAGCCAAAATTAAAGTCCATTGTTTTCCTCCGTTGTAGGCTTAGCCATCAATCCACCAGAAGGAGCCAGCCCTTCGGGAGTCTCTTCGGGAGTGCCTGTTTTAATTTGTTCCATAGATTTAAGCAGGGCTTCTCTAGCAACACGGGGATGAATCTTTGAACCTGCATCTAGATCTGACGCAAAGTTAGTGGTTTCAATGCTATGAAAAACAGCAACAGTTTTCATCATCTCCATAATGACAGGCATTACCAAGATACCAGAGTCTAGGGTATGCAAACCAGCACCAACACCGTTGAGCATCAAAGCTTCTGCCAAAGTAGCAAGAGGAACCTTAGTATCCAAAGCATCCAATAAATCGTTAATGGCTTGCGGATCAGATAGACGATCAATGTAGGTCTGAGCTACATCACTTAGGTCTGTATATTTAGGAGGACGGAGCCAAGGACGGCCTTGATCTTCAGCAGTCCAAGAGATTCCCGGTGGGACAGACTGCAACATGTCCATCGGAGTTACTTTAGGATCTGCCATTTAATACCTCATCTCTTGTGCTACGAATACCTTCAACGAAATCAGCAATTATCTTTAGCTCTCTGGGATCTTCACCGCCTGTGTCAGCTTTAACTGGCATAGTTTTAGAAGGAGCTAACAAACCCGCAGAAGATTTAGTCTTAGTGGTTTTTCCACTAGATTTTCTTTTATCAAGAATAGCTTCAATCTTGTTGTAATAAACTTGTATATTCTTCATTTCTTAATCCCCATCCAATCCAGAACAATTGTTCCAGCAAGTGAGCCAATGGCAGCAGAAGCGTCTGATGCTGCTTTGATATTCGCAGCAGAGGTGGCAGCGTTACCAGTGATGGTGGCGGTGGCAATGTTAGTAGCTCTGTCTAGCATATTCTCTCCGCTCTTCCACGACAACTCAAGCTTGTCTCTAAAGGTCTGCGACTCTTGTGCATACTCTACAGAAGCCAAGTCTGTAGCATTCTTAGCTGACACAGCAGCGGCTGCATTAGTTGCCGCTGTATTAGCTGTAGAAATATCAGCCAAGATTTTAGCATTAGCAACGCTCACTTCACTTGCCATCTTGGCATTGAACTGATCTCTGTTGTTAGCTTCCTGTGCATTGAACTTGGCAATGTCATTAGCTGTAGCAGAGTTTGCAATGGCAATCCTGTTCTTCTCACCAGCGTTAAATGTAGAAGCAGTGAGAGCAAGCTGTGCAGATATCTTGTCTGCATCCAGTTTGTTAGTAGCATTAGTTGCTTTAGCTGCTTGAGCTAAAGCGGCATCAGATACGATAGAATCAACGACCTTCTGAGCAACAATCATTTTAGTTTGCTGTGTGTTGTCTAGATTTTTAATGTCCATAGCCAAGAAAGCTTTGGCATTCTCTACAGCGGCCTGTTGTCTATTGTTAAGATTGGTTGTCTCTAGTGTAGCTACTTGAGCAATCTTAGACAGAGCCACTGCGTTATCAGCAGAAAGCTGAGCAATGTTCATGGAGTTTGCTAGTCGAGAATTCTCTAGTGCAATGGTTACATTAGCATCAAAGTTTTTATTAGCAATGTCAGAAATCTTAGCTGCGTTCTTTACCTTAGCATCATATGCCTGATCATATGCTTGGCCTAGAAACTTAGCTCTTTGCTCACCAATAAGAACAGCCACTGCTTCTCTGTTAGATAGATTCTGTTCATTCATCTTCTGATACACAGCAGCATCAGAAGTTGCAATGGGTGTAGCTGCTTCTAGAGCAGCCTGTACGATGGCTTGTCCAGCTAAGCTACTAGCACCTAAGCCTCTAGCAGCTAACGTAGCCATAGCTGTACGCATAGACGCTGCTGCCCACGGAGGTGGGTTGCCAGCATCAAAGTTTTTCATCAGCTTATTAAGCTGACCAGTGGTGGTAGATTCATCTGTCACTGTACCTTGCTCAGCCTTGAGCTTAGCCAGTTCCTTATCCACCTCTGTCATATTAACAGCAGTACCAGAGATAGTCTCGCCAGCTTGTAACTTTCTTTCCTCTGGTGCAACAACAGTGGCAGCAGTTCCTGTTGCTCCTGTCATTCCTGATACGGCAGTTGTAGATGGAGTTTGTTGTGCTGCTGTAACCTGTGCTTTATCAGAAACAGTACCTTGCGCTGCTGTAACACCTGCTAAGTAGGCTTTAACATCCGCAGCAGAAGAAGCGGCGGTTATCTGATCAGCCGTTACTGTACCGGGGGTAGCTGCTTGAGAAGCAGCAGTGATTTGATTAGCCAAGGCAGTAGTTGTGGCACCTTGTTGGGTGGCTGTTCCACCCTGACCAGTAGTGGCAGTTTGTGCTGCTGTATAGCTGGGGGCTCCTCCCATAACAGGAGCACCTGTTGTGCTTGTAGTTACACCTGTAGCTGTTGTTGTTGCCCCACCAGAAGAACCCATCAGGGCAGCCATCCTAGCTGATGATACGCCATATCTAGCAGCAGCACCTTCAAGAATCTGTGCATCAGTAAAGCCTTGTGCTTTAGAAGCAGCAATGGCGTCTCTTATTTGTTGATCAGTATAAGAAGTAGTTGTAGATCCTGATGCTGATTGAGCTAACACTCTTCTCTGTGCAGCCGCCATCTCTGGAGTCGTAGGAGCAGTCCCCGGATTCTGTTTGTAGTAAGCATCCCAATCAGTTATTCCTGTGGTAGCTCCTCCAGTAATAGCACCAACAGCGCTTGTGGAGAGGGGTGCTACTGACTGTGTTGTCAAAGCGGAAGTGCCTGTAGTGGACGCGCTGCGGTTTGCATCAATTTGATTTTTCTCAAACTCCCCAATTCCAATATCATTACCACCACCACCTGCATATCCTGCAACGCTCTCGTCAACAACACCGCCGATAGCGTAGCGGCGTTTCTTCACCATGCCACCCTTAGCCATGCGCTCAGCAAGCTTAGCTGTGATGTTGGAATATTTGTTAGCATCAGAGGGGGTTGATGCCAGATAGTCATCAAACATATCCATTGGCCCGTTGTAGCCCATCTTACGAGCTACAATTTCTCTTTGCTGTGCTGTGAAATTTTCTTTCATTTCTTGGTTGCCTTATACAAATATTCTAAAAGTGGCTGGTTATACTTCAATACTGACAAAATGCCAACAGTCATACAGTATATTTGCCGCTCCTCCAACTCAGTGTTCATAGAATAATCTATGGCATGAAGGATTTCATGTAACACTGTATCCAATTCCATAGCAGGTTGCTGGTCTGCCTTTATTTTAATCAACAAATTCTCATAGTCACAGTAGCCAAACATGTTGGGCAGGTGCTGTTCTATTTCTATTTGATATTCCCTGCCTAAAACATTTACTGACTTAGGTATCATTGTCAGTCCAATAGTTTGCATTCAGCAGCACGGCGCTTTACCAGCCCCGGCAACACTCTGCCACCGCCCTTTGTCCATAACATCAATTGTTCTTGGGCTGCTTCCCAATCCTGCTCATTTATCTTACGCTTAAGAGTGCTGGTTTGTAACCGGCCTATCCCCAAGTTGTAGCAGAAGTCTACGATGGCATTGCACTTGCGCTCATCTGTTAACAAGATAGGACAAAAGCGCAAGACCCCCGGAAGGTACGTGTGTTCCAACTCTTTCATCAACAAGGCGTAAGCCTCTGGTTCTGAGATAGGAGGGTCAGTTAAGACCACCTTCCTACCACCAGCATAATAGGTACTGCCATAGCCTATCGTTGGGACACCAGCAGGACAGAGGTATGTCTTGCTGGAAAACCCCTCGAATTGCTTACACAAATTGGCAGCAATAGTTAGGTTCATAGACCACGCTTGGATAAGGTACGATCAAGGAACCAGTAGTTCAATGTTCCACTAACCAGAGCAGCGAAGTCACCGCTCATCATGAGCTTAAATACAACGTCAGGTGGAGAACCCATGTTCCATGAATTCCATGCAAACCAGATGTGAACAAAGCTCCACAAAGCCAAGATCCAATAGGTAACCATAGGACGCACAGAAGCGGATAGGCTAGCTACCCAGCCACCTGCTGCCTTAACCATTTCTGTCTGCTGCTCAATGGCGCTGTTGAAGGCATTCATGACACCAGCATCCACTGTTGCCTCACGCACTGCACCAATCTCTGCCAGCTTCTGTTGACCACGAAGAGTCTCTAGGGAGCATTGCTGCTCAAACATTAAGCGCTCGTGGATGCGCTCGTCTTTCTTATCCAGCCACTTGAGCACCTCTGGGGCAAGCCTAAAGATACCTCCAAGCAAGCTGCCTAATACACCACCGCTTAATATTTCAAACATGTTATTTCAGATTCTTGAGTTTGTACAAGGTGCTGAGGAACAGCGCCACGGCTTCGTCAATCAGATTCTGGATGGCTGTGTCACCTTGATCAACAGCGTCATAGCGCATGTTCTCTACTTCGTCCAGCAGAGATTGGATCATATCAATGGTGGCTCCGCTGTAGTTGTTGGGGACAAAAGGAATATCAATGATGCCGTGGCGGCCTTGGTATGCCTCAGTGATGCTATCAGCAATCTCAACAATACCATCATAGAAAGTATTGAGAGCCATGTGATCAGCAAAGCTGCGTGTCTTCAGATGTTCTCTGTGAGCAATCTCTCTGCTCAAGAATAGCGTACCAATCAATTGACCAATATCACCACCAGAAGATTGGCTAGAAGAGATGCCCCCTAGATTCTCATTACCGCTATTACGCTTAACAATCAAACTCGTCAACACTGCCATATCAAACTCCTCTAGTAAAAACCATGTGCCATATCAAAGCACCTATGGGGATTATTGCTGCTACACCCCCAATGAATAAAAATATATTCATAAACAATTCGCCAAGAGCTTCTTTATCTTTTTGCTTCTTATCAGCTATGGCCTTCTCCATGTCGGCCTTTTCTTTATGCATCCTAACCCTGTGTGCCATCATCTCTTCCCACACACTCTTGTTACCTGTCATAAAGAGCATACTCTTAAGCTCTTTCTCCGCTTCCCAAAGCTGCTTAGATTGCCAAGCTAGCTCCAATGCTTCCTTGTTTATCTGCTCATCAGACTTACCTATGTTGTGTACTCTAGCCTTATTGTTGGCTGTGTGTATTGCATCTGCGCTTTCATAGAAAGTAGAGAACTCTTTATATAAACTCTTTACATCCTTACCAAGCGCAACAGCCTTCTTGATATTCGCAACCACTGTCTGGGCTGTAGCAAACGCTATGCCTATAGAGATTGGGTCTATCACTTCTTTGTCTCATCGGGTTTCTTAACAACTATAGTCCAACGGCATATCTTCTTGTCATAAATAAATTCATTAACTCCGTATGTGTCCTTTGGCTTTATGTCTCTGCATACTAAGACTAGGTAAGTCTCTGTGTTAGGCCAAGGAATGTCATACGAAGCTAACAGGTGCTCCATCACTTGTCTGCTTTGTGATCTAGCTTATCTACTATCTTGCTTAGCATTTCTTTAATGTCTTTTAGATCGCTGCGATAATCTTCACGCATGACAAATTCTCTGGGTAGCTCCTCACGAAGCTTAGCCAGATCATTCTTTAGCTCTTTCACAGCAGCCCATATTTCTCTAGCAAACCAGCCAACTAACGAGAAGAGAACAGCAATGACAGAGTTAACGACATGTTGAAGATCATCCATTACACACCCATTTTCTTTCTAATTTCCGTAGCAGAAATTGCATGAGTGGCAGCATCAAACACTTCTTGTTCAATCTTGTAGCCAACGTCTCTACCATATGTGATGTTCACGACATTAGGTACAAGCTGAATCTCATACTGTCCTTGATACAAAGGATCAAGATCGCGCCTAATCAAATCTTTGACTTGCTCAGCAGCAAAAGGATTAGAACCGTTCCACCCTTGGCAGTCTCTGATCTGAATAACCACTTGACCTGTCTTGGCAATGGCTCTGTCAAACAAAGCACGATGCCCCGGATGCCACGGTTGCCAGCGTCCTAACATCTGCACTGTTTCTTTTTTCCAATCAAACACAGGACGGCGGCGCTCATCAAGGATATGATTGCCGATGAACTCAGCCCACTTATCGCAGTCTTGTTCTGTCACTCTGAAGTCGTAGACTGTTGGAGGAATGAATGCCTTGTTGGTATCATCAAAGCGTCCCTTGTCAATGGTGTCTACCCAGATAGTCCAATCAGCTTTGAAGTTGTTACGCATCTCAACCAAGGGAGCTACGAAGTCACAGATGACATAGTCGCTGTTAGACTTGAGAGCAAACTCAGCCATACGCAAAGACTGACGAATACGTCCTTCATTAGAGAAGTCCCAATCGTTATAGCTCTTGCGTACATCGTCTGCATTGAACCACTGCACACTGCACTTATAGCTTGTGGGAATGAAGTCCATTGCCCGATAGGCTGGCATGTTCTTAACTGTTGAATTCTCCTCAAGATATTTCTTGAGTGCAGCAGCTAGATATGTCTTGCCAGATCCGGGCAGACCCATGATTAAAATCTTTTTCATTCTTTAATCGCTTTCATTTTGATAAGTGTGTGTACTGCTACGTTGTTTGCTTCACGCATCAACCGGCGAAACATGAAGTCTTCATCATGGGTGATTGTCTTATCTTCCATCTTCTTCTTCATACGCTCTACCATCTCTGCATAGAACTGGTCATATTCAAAATCAAACCAAACCATTTCCCAATTCACGTTGTACTTAAGACCCATTCCAGAACTGGAGCCATAGGCTGCAATGTGTTCCTTGTTAGTCTTTTGGCAGAACATATACATGCCACCTACAGTGATTGGCCTACAGTGTGTAGGATCTGAGTAGAAGTTATCGTGGAAATGATGAGGCACAACAATGTCAAGAATTGCGCCGTGCTTTGCAACACGATACAGTTCTTGCATTAGTCCAATGAACCCACTCCCGATATGCTCAAGAATGTGATGTGCTCTAATTTCATCTACTGAGTTGTCCTCTAGTGGAAGCTTTTCTTTCTCAATGTTGCAGAGAAAGTCAGGCTCCACTAAAGGATCATCATCAATATTGAGAAATCCATCAATGCGTTTATAACCGCTACCCAGATTTATTTTCATAGAAGTGCGTCTAGTTCGTCATGAGTTGTACAAGCATCTATTGTAGCTTGTTTTGTAACCATAGCCTGACGAGCTAGTTCAATGGCAGACGCATCAAACGTCAGCGGGTTGCTGGCTTGCTGGTTGACCACACGCTGGAACTCGAACTGGGCATTGCCCTTCATGCCGCCTTTGCGCTCGTCCACCGAGATGTCGAACGTGCCGTACACAATTTGCACTGGGTCTTGGCTGATATCAAAGGTGTGGGCTGTGTAGCCTTGACGATGGGCTGTGATTGCAGGGCGCACTTCAACAGCGTTTTTCCAGCCGTTGTTGCCAACACCTTCAGATGGTGGAGTGTCCCAGCATTGCTTGACCTCACCGTTAACTACTTGCACATATAAAGACATAAAAATACTCCTTGTAAAAAATTAAATTGATTTTAAAGCTAGTGTAAACCCAGCGCCAGACATTATGTCTGACCATTTAGTAAGTGAGCCAACTTGTTTTGGGGAAGAGTATGCTGTAGTATTTCCAAGACCTAACTCCCCATTTGGAGAAGAACCCCAGCCCCATAAAGTACCATTTGTTTGAATAGCTAAAGTGCTGTAACCACTACCTGATGCTTTTAACCAATTAGTAAGTGCGCCTACTTGTTTTGGGGAAGAATAATTTGTATTGTTTCCAAGCCCAAGAACCCCACTAGAATTGCTACCCCAACTCCATAATGTTCCATCAGTTTTAATTGCTAAGGACATTTCCCCACAAGGAGATATTTTTGACCAGTCAGTTAATGCTCCAACTTGTTTTGGTGATGAATAATTTGTTCTATTATTTAAACCGAGTTGACCAGCAGCGTTATAGCCCCAAGACCACAATGTTCCATCAGTTTTAATAGCTAAAGTTTGCGCTCTTCCTGCATAAACATTTGACCAAGCAGTTAAAGCACCAACTTGTTTTGGAGAAGAATAATTTGTTGTGTTTCCAAGGCCAAGTTGACCATTATTATTTCTACCCCAAGACCATAACGTACCATCGGTTTTAATTGCAATAGTAAAATATGATCCACAGGCTACCTTTAACCAGCTAGTTAAAGCGCCTACTTGCTTTGGGGATGAGTAGTAGGTTACGTTTCCTAAACCAAGACCACCTAGAGCGTTATATCCCCAGCCCCATAATGTTCCATCAGTTTTAATTGCAATTGCCGCCGTGCCGCCGCCAGTACTTATAGTACTCCAGTTAGTCAGAGCGCCAACTTGCTTTGGGGATGAGTAAGCTGTTGTGTTGCCCAGACCAAGCGCACCAGAACTAGCAGTCCCCCAACTCCACAAAGTCCCATCTGTTTTAATGGCAAATGAAGCACCATCAGCTTTACCAATATTCAGTTTTGACCAAGTAGTCAATGACCCAACTTGCTTTGGAGAAGAATAATAAGTCCTGTTATTTAAACCAAGATTGCCATTGTTGCCATTTCCCCAACTCCATAATCCATTTGGGGCAGCAACACCCGGAGTAGGCCACAAACTTTGACCTAACCAATACTCAACTTGATCAATTGTCCAAATACCAGATGCGGACGCAGTTGCCCAATTGCCAGACGGAACTGGAGCAGTCTTGCTGATTATTCCACCGGGGTACTTTGTAGACATTAAGCTACGCTCCTAAGTGCTGGCTTTGCGCCCAAGCGGTCTTTGATGCGGTCAAACGGGGCTTGCCAGTCGCCAAAGACTTCTTGCCTGAACAGGCGCATCGAATCATAGTAAGGTGTTTTGTCGCCGTCAAGGGCGTACAGATAGTATCCCATTACAGGAATGACCACCCAAGTCTCAATACCCATAGCGGATGCCAGATGGCTCACGCTGGTGCAGGACGATATCACCAAGTCGCAGCTTGCCACCGCATTGCGGGTCTCATCCCAAGTGTTGAGCGGAACACGGTTCACCCAGATCGGGCAAGCCTCGGCACCTTCATCACGCTGCAAGCTGATGAACTCGTAGTCTGCATCCTTGACGGCGTTGAACAGAAGCTCGTAGGGGAACCGCTTGTTGTGGTCGTCCTCAAACTTGCTGTTTCCCTGCCAGCGCAGTCCAATGCGTTTCTTGCGGCCTTTGATAGTGGGCGGCTTGGCAATGTACGGGTCACCACGCAAGTCACTCATCTCATAGCCAAGATAATTAGGGGCTGTCATGCCATAGCACCAGAAGTCGTGGTATACACCAAACTCAGCGCCAACTTGTACAACTGCCGACACACCTTCAATGCCAGAGAACAGGCCAGCCAATTGACCAGAGCAGCACACCACCACTTTATTACCACGAGCTACCAAGTCACGAGCATAGCGCACCTGATGAATCTGATCACCTAAGCCATGATCGCAATACAGTAAGATCGTACCCTTAGTCTTACCATCCCACTCAGGCGCAGGAGAGTCTGGGCGTTTCTCGCCAATGATTCCACAATAGCGACCACGATCCATCTGCTTATAGCCTTCAGCAATCTTCCCTTGCTTGAGCAAGTACCAGCTACGGTTATAGGCAGCACGATGATCTGTAGGGCGCTCTGCATGCAGCTTCTCTGACAAGCGCCAGCCTTCAGCAAAGTCACCCATCTTACCGGCAGCTACTTGCAAATCTAGATCATCAAGCTCTGGCAAAGTGCGGTTGCCGCCTGCCCAGAACTCTGGCTGGCAGAATTGGTTGTAGTGGTGCTTGAGCAGGTCACGAGCGTTGTCGTTGTGTTGCTTTTCCAGCTTGGGCTTGACATCGTGCATTCCAGCATAGCCATGCAGATTTTCATCGTCTTCTTTTACACTAGATCCATCAATGTTGCTGAAATCGTACTCGTAGTCGGGTAGCCCCAAGAACTCATGGATACGGGCCAACTCAGCGCGGGGGTCAGACAGCAGTTTGTCGTACTCAACGAACAGGAAATTCTCTGGCATGGCTTGGTAGCCAGCCTCTACGGACAGGTAAGCGGCCTTGAGGTGATCTGCAAGTTGGCCTGAGTACATGAACGCATCCAGATCGTCAGGCTTGGCAACACGGACAAACGATGCCATGCAGTCAGGCACTGGACGAACGGTAGCGATTATCTTGCAAGGGCGATTCAGCACCTGAGCCATTGCGCCCATGATCTGTGGAATGGGCCAGCCACGGGACTTGTCGATGATGACGGGCTTGTCGGTGTCATCATAGAACGCATCAATACAGCCACGCATGGTCTGCGCCAGCTTCTTGCGCTCTGGGTCATTGTCATTGAGCAAACCAGCAGAGTGCCAAGTGTTTGCCAAGCCATCCAGAGCATGAACCAAGCCCGATGTGGTGGACACATGGGTCATGGGGTTCTGGTTGAGGATAGCCGCAAGCACGGTGGAACCGCTGCGGGGAATGCCAGAGAGGAAATGTAGTGTTTTGTTCATGTTTTTAATGCTGCGCCAAAAGTGCCACCACTGCTTGATACTTGAGTCCAAGTAGTTAAAGCACCAACTTGTTTTGGTGATGAATAAGTTGTTCTATTATTTAGACCAAGTTCTCCATTGCCACCATAACCCCAATCCCACAAAGTTCCATCAGTTTTAATGGCTAATGTTGTGTTGTTAAAAGCACCAATTTTTGACCAGTTAGTTAAAGCGCCAACTTGTTTTGGAGATGAATAGTAGGTTGTATTGTTTTGCCCAAGTTCTCCATTACCGTTATACCCCCAAGACCATAAAGTGCCGTCTGTTTTAAGCACTTGGCTAAAATACACACCCCCACCACCGTTGCTCCAAGTGGTTAAAGCACCAACTTGTTTTGGTGATGAATAACTTGTTCTATTACCCAATCCAAGTTGACCATCTGCATTTTTACCACAGACCCATAAAGTACCATCAGTTTTTGTAGCTAAAAGATGGAGTCCTCCGGGAAATATGTTTGCCCAAGTAGTTAAAGCTCCAACTTGTTTTGGAGAAGAATAATAAGTTCTATTTCCTAATCCTAATTGACCATCTGCATTTCTTCCCCAAGACCATAAAGTACCATCAGTTTTAATTGCAAAACAAGCATAGATTTTAGCCATTGCAACAGATGACCAAGTAGTTAATGACCCAACTTGTTTTGGGGAGGAATATTTTGTTCTGTTTCCTAAACCGCATTCTCCACTCAGATTAAATCCCCAAGTCCATAAAGAACCATCAGATTTAATAGCTGCTGCTGAGTAATAACCAGCACTAACTTTAAGCCAATTAGTAAGTGCGCCTACTTGTTTTGGGGATGAGTAGTAGGTTACGTTTCCTAAACCAAGTTGTCCTTGGGAATTGTTTCCCCAAGTCCAAAGTGAGCCATCATTTTTAATAGTAAGCATCCAATTACGTCCACCTGTAATTTGATACCAAGTAGTAAGAGAGCCAACTTGTTTGGGAGAAGAATACGAAGTTTGATTGCCTAATCCTAAAGTGCCATTAGTTCCGCTTTCACCCCAAGTCCAAAGGTAATAACCAGTACCAATAGGTGGGTTAGGCCAAGTCGATGCCGCCACAGCCTGTGCTTGTGACTGCAATGTCCACTTGCCTGAGTATTGAACGCCTGATATAGATACTATTGTTGCCATACTTTAACCTATTGCAACTGTGTGTGTATTACCACAGCTAACTTTCTGCCACGTTGTCAAAGACCCAACTTGTTTTGGTGACGAATAATAAATTATATTGCCCGATCCTAGTTGACCGTAATTATTAACACCCCACGACCATAGTGTGCCATCAGTTTTGATTGATGCAACAAAAGAACCACTCTTTGCACCCGAAATCTGTGACCAATTAGTAAGGGCTCCAACTTGTTTTGGTGAAGAATATTTAGTTATATTTCCTAATCCTAATCCTCCATAACTGTTATATCCCCAAGACCAAAGACTGCCATCTGTTTTTATGGAATATGTAGAATATCCTGATGCAGAAATAGTTAACCATGTTGTTAACGCACCTACTTGTTTTGGTGAAGAGTAGTTTGTTATATTACCAATTCCTAACATCCCAAATTCATTATATCCCCAAGTCCATAATGTGCCATCTGTTTTAACTGCTACTGTATGATTTTGCCCACCTACAATTGATGCCCACGTGGTTAGAGCACCAATTTGTAGTGGAGATGAATAGTTAGAAGCCGTTGTTCCATAACCTAGTTGACCATAACTATTTTGACCCCATGACCAAAGAGTACCATCTGTTTTAATACCTAAAGAGTGGAAGCCACCAGTAGCAATTTTTGACCAAGTTGTTAATACACCAATCTGCTTTGGAGAGGAGTAACTGGTAAGATTAAAAAGCCCTAATTGACCAAAAGCGTTTGAACCCCAACTCCACAATGTGCCATTAGTTTTTGTAGCTAAAGTATAATTTCTACCAGAAGCAATCGTAGACCAGTTAGTAAGTGCGCCTACTTGTTTTGGGGAAGAATATTTTGTTGTGTTTCCTAATCCTAGTTGACCGTTTGAATTTATTCCAAAAGTCCACAAGGTGCCATCAGATTTAATTAACGCTGAGTGTTGATACCCACTGGAAATACTTGACCAATCAGTAAGTGACCCAACTTGTTTTGGAGATGAATAATAAGTTCGATTATTCAAGCCAAGCTCACCATCGGCATTGTAACCCCAAGTCAACAAATTGTACCCAAGAGTAGCCGTCTGCGTCCCCAGAGGATTGAACCCCGGCTTAACAATAGCAGCTTGCCAGCGCATTGACATTGGATAATACCTTAGCTAATCTCTTCGTATGATACGCTATAAGTGATACCGCTTGCTGTACCACTTGTGACTGAAATGGATGTACCTTCTTGTAAGTATATCGCAGTGGTCTTATCTACCACAATTAATGAAGCATTGGCAGGTACAGACACTGTACTAACAACTGGGTAGGCAGTACCACCAGAAGGAGCAGAGTTCTGTGCTACAGCGCCATTGGTGTAAATGGACACTGTAGTATTAACAGCAGTAGATCCATTGACATTGGCTGCAACGATCTGGTTAATCTTGAACACCTTACCAGAACTAGCTGCATTAGGTAATAGAACAACAGCCGTTGTTACACTAGGTGTTAGATATGTAGTAGTACCTAAGATTGATGTTACGTTTGTGATATTTGGATTTGCCATAATATTTCCTTAGAATCCCATAACCATTGCAAAGGCAATAGCTTTACCTGCTGACACACCAGCAGTACCCCATGTAGGTGCAGCACCTGCGCCAGCAGAAAGCAGCGCTTGTCCTGACGTACCTGCTGCACCCGCTATTGTAAGGCCAGTTGTAATGTTTAGTGTAGCAATTGTTGGGTTTGTTCCCAACACAACAGAGCCTGTACCAGTTGCTGTACTAAAATCAGTGAGGCCAGCTTCCCAATCAGCAGCGGTGGTTAGTGTAATACCAATACAGGTAACCATAGCAGTTATTCCAGCAGGTACTGTAATCACTGCATTGCTGCCAGAAGAATTAATAGTGAGTGTACCAGTGCTGTTGTTACAAATGTGGAATGTCCATCCTGTAGCCAAAGTGCTAGTCACTGGAAGCTGAATAGTCTGAGCAAGAGTACCTGTAAATACTTGATAGTAGCTGCTGGTATTTGTCAAGGTGGTTGTAGCACCTGCTGTGGCTGTGGAAGTAAATCCCATCAGCTTTGCCATAGCCTGAGTAGCAGAACTAGAAGCTGTACCACCATTTGCAAAAGGCAAGATGCCAGTTACTTGTGATGTAAGATCTACATTGGTAACTGCTGGGACATAAGCAACTTGCCAAGCACTGCCACTCCATACCCGCATTTCATTGCTGGTTGTATTGAAGTACAGCGCCCCTGTAAGCAGGGCGTTACCATCATTATCTACAGTGGGGTTAGATGCCTTAGGGCCAAGATATCTATCATCAAAGCTATCATAGCTTGCAGCAGCAGATGTAGCAGAAGAAGCTGCATTTGTAGCTGATGTAGAAGCATTGGACTCAGACGTAGCAGCGTTGCTAGCAGAGGTGGCAGCAGCAGCAGCAGATGTTGCAGCAGATGTTGCGCTGCCTAAGATGCCATCAACATACAGCTTTGTTGTTGCGTCTTGATTTGCTGTAGGAGTTCCAAGACCAGTGATCTTGCTTGAGCCCATAGCAATAGCACCCGACATAGTGCCACCAGTTAAAGAAAGCTTTAAAGCATCGGCGGTATCTACATAGGTCTTGGTTGCTGCGTCTTGATTAGCTGTGGGATCTCCAAGACCTGTAATCTTTGAAGTACCCATAGCAATAGCACCCGACATAGTACCACCGGCTAGAGCTAACTTTGTAGCAATGCTATTAGTGACAGTGGTTGCAAAGTTTGCATCAGCACCCAAGGCTGTTGACAATTCATTAAGAGTATCTAAAGCACCCGGTGCTCCATTAACAAGAGCACTGATAGATGTATCAACATAGCCTTTGGTTGCAGCATCATTAGTATTGGTGGGGCTGGTAAGATTGGTAATGGTGGCGGCAGTGCCAGCATTCATGTTTAGCCCACCATTGATGGTGACATCGTTGAATGAAGAAGTGCCAGTAGAAGCTGTTACGTTCCCTGTAAGTCCACCTGTAACAGTTCCTGTAACGTTTCCTGTAACGTTTCCTGTAACGTTTCCTGTCACTGCGCCAGTAAGGCCACCAACAAATCCTGTGTTGGCTGTGATGGTTGTACCAGTGATGGCTTGTGCGCTAGTGCCACCAATCACTGCACCGTTGATAGTACCCGCAGAAATGGCAGCAGTGCTGGCAATAAGCGAAGAAGCTGTAACAGTTGTTCCAGTAATTGCGGCAGCAGTGGAGTTACCAATGACAGTGTTATTGATCGTGCCACCAGAGATAGTAGCTGTAGTTGCTGCAAGTGTAGCAAGCGTTGCTGTACCAGCTAAATAGAAGTCTTTAACCTTGAAAGAAGAAGAGCCAATGTCTAATACATTGTTGGTAACAGGAACAATTAAATTGTTCTGGAAACGTACTTGTTCAACAGCAGCACTGCTTACATTAACAAATACACCAACTCTATTGTTGGTGGAATCAGTGGCTACCTTGTTATATCCATTGTCATCAGATATAAAGGGAACAACGTGTCCCTCAGCAGCAGTGCCGTCATGTCTGTGACCAGTAGCCAAAGCAAAAGCATCACGAATTAAATTAAATTCATTGTTAAGTGGTGTCGCTCTAACTACAGCGGTAGGAACGATATCAGCAGATGATTGTCTAGTGTAGCCTGTCAAAGTGGTTTCTCCTTAGCGTCTATCATTCATAGAGTAGTCTAATACAAGTCCTTGAATGGTATGGCTGGCATTAGTATCATTAGTAACATAATTGAATGCAATGGAGAATCCTGAGCCTTCAATATTTGTTTTTACAACGGGCGATGGATTACCATCATAAATTGCGGTGGCATCATATACAGCTTCGTTGTAATAAGCAGCAGTACCTACTGTTGCAATATTAAAGTTTGCTGGATTAAACACACCAACGCTATCATCAAAATCATAGCTAACACCAAATACAATTGATGTTGTCCCTTCGCTTCGCAAGTATGTAGTTATATTATAAAAGTTCTTTCTTATCGTAGGATCTTGAAAATAATAATAGGGGGTCTTGTACACACTAAGGATGGAAGCTCCAGCAAAGGAAGTACCAAGCTCTTGTCTATACACTTTACCAGTGGAGTCCCCATGAATTACAATTTCATCTACACCAACATATCCGCTAGAAGCACACGTGACAGCAAAACCATACATCTGAGAATATTCAAAACCCAGACCAGACTCGTTAGCTCTCAGGCCACCCAACAATCCGAAGTTACCTTCGTTAGGGAAGAACAGTCTGAACTGTGACTTCTTACGCAAGACAACAGAACTAAGCGTCTCAGGATCAATAGAGCCAGCAACAATCTCATTGAGCAATGTACTGACAGTGAATTGAATCTGTCTGGATATAGTCTCTAGTTCAACGTCACCAATCTTATTCGTACCTGCAACAGGTCTAAAGCCGTCTGGGCCAAGGAAGACTAGATTACCACCAAGCTCAATAACACTATCAGGTACAACACAACCTAAGTTGTTTGTCACTTCATTCATAACAAAGTCTGCTATGCTATTACCAGACAGACTCTTAATGTGGTTCTTGCCAAAGATGTACAGCGTGTCCCTAAACATCTTGATCTGCACAATCTCAAAGCCTACATTGATAACACCAGCACCAGTGGCTGGATTGAAATCAGTTTCAGCTAGTGGTGCTGAGAAATAAAGATTGTACGGATCTGTTGGATCGCCAGCAAGGAATATATGGTTCTTAAAAGCCTCTGCATACTTAGGCGAGTTAGGTGCATAAGTGTGTGTAATCTGTGTGTACGTTGTACCGTCATAGACAGCGGCTGGATTAATACCGTCCACCATCACAAACTTGTCAGCACTCCAGTTGTATCTAGTAAACCTTACCTTCTTAACACCCGTCATTGTGATAGTGCCGGGAGTGGCGATAGCTGTCCAAGCACTACCTGTCCAACGATAGAGATAATTTGTACCAGCAGAAGGTGCTCTGCAAGCAAATATACCAGCGTTTAAATTCTCAGCTACGCAGACACCTAAGACATTACCAGTTCCTGTTACAGTGCCATAGGAATTGGTGAAGCCACTTATGCGCCTATAGCCACCACTGATAGATGGCTCATAGTTGATAAGCTGTGTGGCAGATCCGGGTTGTACTTCGCTTTGAGACAGCACATCCCTGTTGGTATTCATACCACCAGCACATACTGCCTTAAACGCAAGTATTCTATCTGCCATTTACGCCAGACCTAGTGCGGCTAACAATCATAGTAGAACTCATGTACAAGGAATCATCAAGCAACAGCCTACGCATATACTTAATACCCTGATCAAATTTGTCTTTGTAGATGTTAGCACCCTGCTCATTAGATCTGAACATTAGCATATAGAACATGGCCCCGTCAATCACTACGTTGTCAAAGCGTGAAGGGACAATGCATTCGTCTGTTGAGTTAGTAAGTTCAGCAGGATACACCCAATACTTATACTCAATAGTATAAGGATTATCAGGAAGAGGAGTAATACCAAAGCTATCTGTCTGTGTTAGGTAGACGTAGTTTGGCGCTGTGTAGCCACCAGTACCACCTGTGTCCTCTACAGGCCGCCACACTTCGATGTAGTCTGAGTAGGAAAGGGGGTATAGCTTCTTAGGCTGATTGTTGTATGTTGAGTTGTACTTCAGATAGAAGGACTGCCAATCAACACTAGATTGAAGAGTAGGAAAATCGTATTGACCCAGACCAACGGTCAAAACTTGTGTGCCGGTTGTGAGAGTGAAGGGCCACTCAGCGGCAGTATGTAACAGTTCCCTAACAGATGAATTGATAGCTTGCTTGGCTAGGGCTTGTACGTTCCTAGCGCCATCGAATTCGGTAACGTCCATAACGACTTCACCCATTCTACGCAGCAATCCATTTGTTAAGGTAATGTATGTAGACATATGTATAAAGAATAAAAGGGAGCGCCGAGAATCCCCAGCGCCCCCAGTATGTTAACGATTAAGCCAACTGTTCACGGTCTACCGAAGCAGGGCCAACACGGTCAGATGCATCCACAATCAAAGCGAACACACGGACAGAGCCAGCACTGAGAGTTGTAGTCTCAGTAACCAACAGCAAGTCAATCGTATCAGCAGATTGCGAAACAATCGGATAGCCAGCAGTTGCTGGGGTTGCGTAAGTACCAGCAGTTGCTGAGCTTGTGACAGCAAAAGCCGACACATAAGCAGCAGCAGTTACGCCAGTTACACCCAAGCTCACTGTGCAGCTACCTGTAGCAGCAGTGATAACTTCGAAGCCAGCAGCCAACACAATGGATTGTGCAGGAATTTGCAGAGCTTCGATGACATCAGCAGCAGCTAGGGCAGAACCCTTGGCTGTAACAGCAGCAGACCAGCTAACGGTATTCTCAACCATATAGGGCATATTGCGAACAGAGCGAACTGGTTGCAGACCAGAACCAACAGCGTTAGAGAGAGTAGTAATAGTTGCCATTTAGTTTCTCCTTAAGCGACATTGTACTTAGCAGTAGTAACAGCTTCAGGACGCAAGATTTTGCGACCATAGAGATGCATACCACGCACGATGTCAGCAAAGCTGTCCGTATCACGATAGGTTTCAGTCTTCGTGATTTGTTGGGCGGTAGCCACAGCAGCTTGGTGACCAGCAACGATAACGCCATAGTTGGAGTTTTGATTGCTAGAACCAGCAGTGCTTGGGCCTGTACCAACGCTGGGCAGGTTATTAGACACATACACTTTGAAACCGTGCAGGTTGTCGATGACCAAACCATTTTGCAGACCAGCACCACCGAAGAGGCTGTTCAACAAACGGCTGTCCTCATCCTTCAATAGTTCGATGAAGATGGGGTCAACAACCAACCAGCGACCATTGGTGTCAACAAACTGTTGATCCAGCAAACGGCCCATACGTGCAATCACTTGCAGAGGGGTAACGGTTGCGGTGGGAACAGTGGTTGCACCGGGAAGACGCAGGGCCAACGGAATCGAATGATCACCAGCCGAAGCCGTAGTGATGCTAGAGAAGTCACTTTTCTTCAGCTTCATGGTGGTCAGCAATTCGTCAGAGCCAGCCTCAGTCAGAGCCTTAGTACCGGGATAAGTGGTACGTGCGGTGCTGGCTTTGGTGTGCTTAGCGGTCTGTGCAAAACCTGCCAGATAGCCTAGAACGTCTTGGTCATACTGGTCACGCAAGCGATAAGCTGCACGATCAGAAGCCATTGTCATGAAGTTGACATGCGAGTGAGCAGCTTCAATGTCGTCAATCTTGAAAGCGTAGTAATTCGCTTGATCAACAACAAGTGTGAAGTCCTCATCATTCAGATCCTGAGCAGTGATCTGTGTGCCACGAGCATAGCTCTGCACCGACACTTCGGGTTCTTTGATGATTTTAACGCTGTCGCCCATGTTGGCGATTTCGCCGAAGTAATCATTGTTAGTGATGGCTTCGACAGTCGATGCTTTACGGAATGCAAGTTGTACTTGCTTGGAATAGATTACCGGCGAAAAATTACCATTGGGTAAATTGCCGTAACCCGTTGCCTTGGGAAATGCCATGATGTATCCTCCTATAGATATTGGGCATATAATTAAATACGCTTACATTACCACAGAGGCTGGTTTGTTTGGGTGTATATACTGCTGGGATGCCTCCCTTGGTATATAGGCCAATAAACTACAGGTAGTTCTGACAGTGTCTTTGTTTGCGTTACGTGTCGCACTATTTAGTTTGGGCTGTAAACAGCGTTGAAACCTAGTTTGACAAGGCCAGATAAATCCAGCCGTGCCAAAGTTATAGCACTAAAAATGGGGCCGTGTCAAGCTTTATCTAGCTTTTCCACTCTTATCATAAATAAATTTACCAGATCGAATGGCTTTCGCAATGGCTTCCTGATTAGCCTCATACTCTTGCGAAGTCATTTTCTCTACAACTGATTCATAAAAAGTCCCAAGATCTTCATTATCTGACGGACTAGACCGACTAGATCTTGTATTTACACTTTCAGCCGCGCCCTTATTACTAGAGGGCTTAGCCTTGCTAATCTTCTTGTCAGCCTTATATAGGTCAATTGCACGGGATGCTGCACGAGCGTCTGTGTCATTCTCATACAAAGCGTTCTGTACCCACTTAGGCTGCTCATCAGCCCACTCATGGAACTCATCACTGTTACGGATGGTGTCAAAGTCGGGATGTGCTTGGAGTAGTTCCACTTCAGCCCGTTCTCTAGCACTTAGTTTTTCACGTTCGTCCAACTCTTTGAATCTCGCATCGAGAGCTTGGGTTTGTTCCTTAGCTTTCTTGATTGCAATTGTCTCAACAATCCTAGCGACATCAGGATAGGTTGCAGCCCACTCAGCCAACTCTTCTTCACTCTTAGGAAGCTCAATCTGTTTGGTAGTTGACTGCTGAAGTTGGCGCTGGAGATCATCAATTTGCTTTTTGAATTGACCCTCAAGCTGCTGTGTATGTCTACGCAAGTCTCCATAACGCTTTTTAAAGCTGCGCTCTTCAGCGTTGGTGGGCTCTTCGTTGTTATCTTCTGGCTTACTCTCAGTATTTCTTTTTTGCAGTTCTGCAAGCTCTTGTTCTTCTTCCTTAATTCGCTCATCATTCGCATTACGGGCTCCAAAAGAAACTTTCTGTTCTTGCTTTTCCATAACCATATCTGTCATATATACCTTTAAAGTTGGGGCTGTGCTGTAGCCAACGAAGTTGGGGAGTCAGGTAAGCCAATAATGGTGGGTAATTATTTACTATCTTCCAGCCCACCACTGGAGTAGATATTATATACTAACGGGAAGCAAATCCAGATTTTTTATTTGCAGATTTTTTATGGGGTTTGGATACTAAGCCGCCTTTAGCCATGCCGCCGGGGCCACCTTCACCTCCACCTTTACCACCACCATCACCGCCACCCTCGCCACCACCATCGCCGCCACTGGAGCCACCTTCACCAGTAGTGCCGCCCTCTTTTCCACCAAAGTTCATCCCGCCAACAGAGACAGATCCTGACTTACCATCAACGCTAGATTTTGAACCACCGCCAGAAGTTCTACCACTTACATCCATGCTTCTTGTGGCTGTTACTGATTGTGCTTTATCTTTATCGTCTTGAGCCTTAGCTGCTGCCAATCCAGCAGCAATTGCATCAGACTGTGTAGCGCCTGACAAGGCTGAATTAGCAGCGGCTTGACCAGCGGCAGCTTGAGCAGCATCAGAATATCCAGCATTCTGTGCAGAAGCAGCGGCAGCGCTGGCAGCTACAGCGGCTTTACCGCCAGTGCCTGTTTCTCCTTCGGTGGCAGTTCGTGAAGCAGGGCCAAACGGGGTATTTCCTAAAGCGTCCGCAAGTCCATTGATTGGGGCAGTGTCAGAAAACTTCATATTGTAGTCTTTTGCTTTTTCTTCAGCCATCTTGCCTTCTATGGTTTGCTCAGCCTTGTAGCCAAAAACTGGGCCTATTCCAAGAACAGTACCAACAACCGCCCCAAACAAACCGTTCATTACAGAAGCTTTATCAGCAGAGGCTACCCCTGTATCAGGATTAACAGAAATACTACCGAAGCCAAGATCCCCTAAAAGAGACTTGCCGCTAAAGGAACTTGAAGAAGTATCAGTGGTGGTAGTCTTTCCTGTGTCTGCCCCGCCTGTAGTGCCAGTAGGGCCACCACCAGAAGGGCCGGGGCCACCACCAGTTTTTACACTACCGCCTGTAACTGCCCCTGTAACTGAAGTATCAGCAGGTGTAGAAGAAGCAACGCCGGTCTTCATCGTATATCCCTCAGGAACATCAAGCTGAGGCTTTCCATTAATATAGGGAATATAGATTGCAGTTCCATCAGGTCTTTCAAAACGCACCATTTCAAAACCCTTTAGAGGGGCTCTGGCATATTTAGTTGCGTTGGCTGGATCAACGTAGGTAGAAGTAACTGCGCCACCAACATCATAATGACCAATCATTCCTCCAGTGGCATGAGCTTGAGCATGTTCTTTCTCCACCTCAGTCATCACTTCATCAAGGGTGCTATCAAAGTCATCCTCATGCAAAGCTTCAGCATCAGGAACTTCAGATGCATTACCCATCTGCCCAATGCTCTCCATCTTAGCAAGACCAGCCTTAGCTTCATCACGGAGCTTCATCAGATTGTTAAGACCAACGTAGCGAACAACGTCAGCAGAAAAAATAAACTCGCCTTCGCTGATCTTAGCATCTATGTCATCTCTTACTTCGGATTGAAGAGATCCAGCAGGAACATCATTACCAGAGACAGGATCTTTAGTTCCACCCTGATCTTTCATTCCACCCTCTGCCATCAGGGTTTGCATTTCATTGTTGTACATCTATTTCATCCTTAAGATACTTAAGCTGACGAAGGGCCGCAATGGCTCCTTGTGCTTTAAACACATCTGCCAAATCAATGGCTTGCTCCAACTTGCGCTGGTGCTGCTCAATGTTGTAATCAAGCATATCAACAAAAGCCCCCCATTGAAGGGTGGAGCCTACTAAGCCTTTAAGCTTGGGGAGGTATAGCTTGTTGTACATTGCCAGCAAATCCTTGTTCACCCGGCGCAGGTGCAGCACCCACTCCGATATTTCCACCACCACCGCCTGTCATATCTTGTACTCCCGGTGGGCCAGCAACGCCTTGCTCAGGAACACCAGCAGGTGCAGGGGGTTGATTCTGTTGTAGAAGCGCTGCTTGACGCAAAGCCTCATCCATGTTGTTAGTAACCTTATCAGGATCAAGATCCATTGCCTTAGCAATCTCACGAATGATGTAGGGGAACTTAGCAAACGGCATGAGCGATTGCTGGCTAGCAATCTGCAAGAACTGCATCAAGCGCTGGCTTCTAACCTCATTAGCCATCAAACTTTCAGTTCCTCTTGCGCTCACCTCAAGATCACCCTTGATGGTGGGATCAAAATCAAACTGCATATTGAAGCTGTAGAAAGCTTTACCCAGCGGCCCAAGCAGATAGTCATCAACATTCTTAATGACAGTCTTGATAGATCCAGCAGCAGCATTCATCAACATGCTGATACCAGAGGCAGTGCGTCCTACACCAGAGACACCTGTCTGTCCATGTGAGAAGGAAGATAGGCCAGTGGATTCATCAGCAAGCTGACGGGCCTTATCAAATAGCTGCATGTTCTCTTGAGACACGTTAGGAAACTTAGTCCCAAACAAAGACTGACCCGGTGCGCCTCCTTGTCTGCGGAACACTTTGCCGGGGTACACTGACAAGTCTTGTCCGGGGACTAGATTAGTCTCATCAATCTCAAACACCAAGTTGCCAGACAGCACAGCATTGTCAACAGCCATACGCATGAAGCCATTCATCAGCGTCTGTGTATCATCCATGTTCTCACCAATACCAACACCAGCAAGAGAGTAGGGGTTTAGTTCGTAAGGAACAGCATAGTATGGAATCTTGGAAGGCTTGAAAGGATTCAAGACACAGCGCAAGATCTTGTCATTGCACCACCAGATGTTTGCTTGCAGTTCCCCTACGTCTTCAAACTCAGGAGGTACTTCAACTTCGTTTTCTTTGAGCAAACTGATATCTACATTGCCCCAATACTCCAATACTTCAAAGCGATCAATGGATGAGTTGTTGGCGTAGTCTTTGAGATCATCTTCCCAATACTTCTTGACATAGCCTTCACCTTCGCGGATAAGCTGATCAATTACATTCTTGCGGAAGTAAGGACGAGTCTTCAGTTTGCGTAACTGGGTGCGACTCATCTTGTGGCGCTCAATTACAAACTGGCAATCCTCTGTGTTGTTAGCATCAGGATCCCAATAAAAATCCCAGATGGAAACATGTGAAGCTTCTGGTACAGTTTTGATCAGGGGGCTGTATGTACCATCATCATTCCACTTGGGATATTCTTTGTTGGTAGCAAACGGGCCTTTCATGACACCTGTTCCAAACAGGGCCATCTCAAAAGCTGTAGAGCGCAGATGCTTACTAGCTCCGCTCTCATCCAACTGATCATGGATCTTCTTCTCCATCTTCTTAGCTGCAACCATTGCAGGTTCAAAGGTGGCTGAGGTGGGAGTCTTACCCGGCCCCATCTTCAATCCCTTGATGTCCTTTAGATCATCTTTCAAACCACCCAACATATCTTCGATGTTGTCTAGGGTGAATCCCTTAGGAATATTTGCAGATGCTTCTGGGCCATAAGGAATCTCTGCTGGCTTAGCTTGATCTTTAGCATCAAAGCTAACAGAATCAGCCACGCCATCAGGTAACACTGTGGGATCAACGCTCAGGGGAAACTTATTTCCAGTAAACAAAACATCAATGACTTGCCCATAAGCAGCAAGCACTTTAGTCTTTGTCACCTTAATGAATACACGGGACTTCTCAGTTTCTGTGAACTGAACATCAGGACTGTACAGACCACGATAGTTTCTGTACGCTTTCAGCCAACGGATCTCATCTGTCCTACGATATGTCTCAGACTTAGTATAGCGCTGCTCAATAAAGTCAATGAGGCCAGAGCCTTCTGTGGACTCGTCCTCAATATCTTTAGCATCAGCTAGAGCAAGCTCTTTACTATCTGTCGGTTTCTGTTCCATATCAATATCCAAAAGTTTTATCTGCCATACGCATACCTGTATGCGAAGTTGTCAGAGGGTTATAGTCAAACAGACTACTCCGGGGTCTACTCATTATCCCATATCTAATTGCATCGTACAGATGATCTTCAGCCTTTGTATCAATATCCTCAGGATTCTTCTTATCCAAAGGAATGATTGGAAGCTGTGCAATTATGTTCGTACAGTTACTAGTTATAACCATACGAGGCTCATCTGTAAACGTATCTACTTGCAAACGCTTGTGAAGTTGCTGCTTTCCAGCTATGCGGCTACCAGCACTACGATCTGCTGGCCTCCAACGGCATCCTTCTTGTATCATCTGCTCAGCCAAGGAGGGGCCAGTGTCACCGCGCCTAGCCCAGCAGCTACTATCTAGCACACCATAGCGCATAGGCCCATCATTAACCTCTGCTGCCAGCACCATCTTCGCCAAATCTTTAGCCAACACCTTAGAGACGTACAATTCTCTGTAGATGACTAGCTGATCGCTAGGAGATACAGCAAACCACACCACAGCGCTGTAGCTTCCATACCCATAGTCCGCAGATCTGAACTTAGTCCAGTTGCCGGGTATGTCAAACGAAGGAACAACGTGTATTTGCCTGTTAAACTCAGGGAATGCTGCGCCTTCTGCTACATCCCAGTTACCTTCTAGCAGTTGTTTCCTCTGATGCTCTGGCAAAGACAGCAGCATCGTCTCATAATCACCAGTTTCTGCCAGATATGGGTTATCTGCTAGCATTGCGGGGATGAACCTACGCTTAAATAGGGGTTGTCCCTCTCTACTGTGTCCTCTGGGATACACTAAAGTCTGACTTGTCTCAATATCCGTAGCCCAGAAGGGCTTCCCAGCCGGTGCTGGGTCAATAAACATCTTCTTCACCCAAGCATGACCGGGGCCACCGGGGTTGGTGGTGGCTCTCATGTATATCGACAGGTCAGACGCTGGTGTACGCAAGCGAGAACGCATATAGTTCCACGCAAACGGCGTATGCCACTGTGTCAACTCATCAAAACCAATCCAGCTAAAGGCCAAACCCTGATAACGCAGTACATCCTCGTCTCTATCTAGATAGGACATCCACAATCTAGCCCCACTTGGAGCTTGCCACTGCATCTTTCGCTCACTCCATTTGATGCCGGGGTAGATCTTGGGATATATCTCTTGGCTTTTCCATACCAACTCACGCAATTCCTCTGTCGTGTGACGCAAAAGCAGCCCAGAAAACTGTGGATGACCCATATATCTGAGCGGATCAGCCAACATAGCGTAGCTTTTACCACCACCAGCAGCACCTCCGTACAAAACTTCCCTCTCGCCAGCAGCTAAGAAGAAGGTTTGTGGCCCAGCATTGGGCTTGAAGATGATGTTCTGTGCTTCTATCTCATTCAATGGTACTTCTGGAGAAAGACTCTCTGGTGTCTCTATATTTTCCTGAGTGGAAGTAACCGCTATCTTGGGCTGTTCCAGTTCTTTCTTCGTACTCTTCGGCTTTCCTAAGGGCTTTTTCGTACCTTTCGGTAAGCTTGCGGTAAGTTGAAGCCTTTCTCTTGTGGGATTGCTCATGTTTAATTCGTTTAGCTAAGCCTACATGACTTATTGATCTACCTGTCTGTGTCGAAAGCCATGCTGCCACTTGCCTCATGGAATACTGTTTAAGAAATACCTTAGCCTTTTCTAAGAAATCAAGCTCTAAAGGGATTGGTGCTAGCCAGCCTTCTTCGTCATCATCCTTATAACCGAAGGGTATGGTTCTACCCATCTTGGGTATCCTTACATATTCCTTCTTGTCAGGGGGCTGGGGTAGTATCCACTTACCTAAACCCAGTTCCTTCATTAGTCTTCCTCTTTATCCTTGGCTGGCAAGATCATCACGCCATTGGTTGCTTCCACTTGAATCTTGTCAGTCTTACCAAGTCCTGCTCTGTCTAACAAATCTTTGGCTGCACTCATCTTCTCCTTGAGGCCAAGCTCTGTAGGATCATCAATACCGCTTACCATAGCCATAGCAGCCTTAGGCGCATTCATTGCGATGAAAAGCTGGGTAGCCTCAATGATCTCTTCTTTAAGATAGTTGGTAAGCAAGCGCGTACTATAGCCACGAGAAAAACCAGCCATCTCTTTCGCCTTGTTGAGACTACCACCAGCTTCATCGAATAGTACCTCTAGAAATTTCTTATGTTGTTCTGATAATTCTTTTGCCATGTTCTTCCTTATGGGTTCACTGTAACGAAGTCTTCACTAACTCTGATGGACACTGTGATGGATGACCCAGCACTAGCTAGTCCTCTAATCTTATCTCTTGGTGCTAAGTAGAAAGCATTGGTTAGTTGTAACACACTATTGGGTTCCATGCGTACATTGGTAGCAATTGCGTAGTAGGTGGTAGATAGGACTTGGTACCAATCTAGAGAAAAAGTAACAGGTAATGAAGATGTGTTACTTATAACGACACTTTCCACAGTGGATCTGAAACTTGTAGGTACAGTGTATACATCTTGATTGCTGGTAGTAAGCACCAGCCCCACTGTTCTATTCTTATTTGTTGTAGCCATTATGTCAAATCATAGAAAGAAAGAGCACCAAAAGCATCGCCAGTGGTTGCTCCTGATACAGTGCGTATACCTAAAGTATAAACATCACTAACACCAGCCAAAGAAGCGCCAAGTTGCAAATCAAAATTGTAACCAGTAGGAGCCGTAAGAACTGCTTTACCTTGCGCGGATGATGTAACATAGTCTACCTGTACAATGGTTCCACCTGTCATAGCAGTAGCTGTTACATCATAATCTACATTATTAAAACTTCCTGTAACATAGGAAGCACCTGTCAGTGTTGCATTCTTAACCAGCACAACTTCATAGTTCTGATTGGTTGTTGGAAGTACAGCCACCCGATTAGGGAGAATGACAGCACCTAGCTTACTGGCATTAAGTCTAATGGATAACAGCGGAAGGAGCGTAGTGGAGATGGTAGAAAGAATAGCAGTTCTTCTGACAACCTGTTCTGCTGACACGTTGTCATAGCCACCCTCAGACATAACAGAGGAACAGATCTGCTTCATTGCTGAAGAGGATGCTGTAGTTCCTGTGTTGGTTATCTCATAGCGTACAGGCAATATAGCAGTGGTCATATACACTGCTGTTTGTATATTGGCATTGTGGAAGGTGTGGCAGACAATGAACTGTCCGTTAATGACAAAGCCACATCTAACGCTACCAACACCAAGCCATTCAAAGTCAAGGAACAAGATCTGTGTAGTGGTTAGATCAATGGTGATGCCACTTGTTCCAGTACCATCTAGCTTATCCCCATTCCATGACGTTTGATCTACATAGCGGGTGTCAACAGGAGATCCGCTTGTACTAGTTCTAACAACAAAGCGAGGAACAGTAGTACCACTCTTCTCAAGGAACACACCGTTGCCTGTATTGAAATAACCTACACGCTGGCGTAGGTTAGCTTTGGCTGTGTCCATCTTGAACGTAGCCAACAGCAACAGGCTCTTACCGGGCTGGTAAGGAAACACACGGAAGGTTTGCCTAACAACTTCAGAGCCTGAGGTTGTAGTGACAGCCATACTGACAGAAGACTCGTTGCTTAGATGTGTAGCTGCACCACCCGTAGCTGTAGACGTATCAAACTGAGGATCTGCTGCATATCTGTTCTGACTATCGAACAGCGTATAAGGCTGGCTTACACGTAACCTACCAAAGGCATCAAGGTTAGTTCCTCCAATAGAGACAGTGTTGCCTGTGCTGGAGAAACTAACCTTCTGCGGGTAGGAAGTAATACTCATTTCTTCTTGAGCTTGCTTGCTTCAGACAGGGCAATGGCAATGGCTTGCTTGGGGTTCTTAACAACAGGGCCACCTTTGCCACTGTGCAGATCTTTGCCCTTAAACTCATGCATCACTTTACCAACCTTAGCGGTTTGCTTCTTAGTCAACTTGGTAGCCATATCAGTCTTCCTCTTTACCGTCTTCGCTAACATACTCTCTGTATTCCCATGCTTGGCATGAGCGCAGATTGTGGCAGATGAAATCAAAGCGATGGCAATAGCCTCTACCACCAGCATCAGTATCAAACTCATTGCGTGGGATGGTGTCCATCATCATCATCATCTCAGGGGTGTTCTCGAAGTATTCGCAATTAGCGCATAGCTGCTTACGTGCTACAGACTCCCCCACCTTCCAGATGTCAGCCATCTTAGTCCAGAAGGGCTTGTTAGTTCCGGGCTCATCAGAGGGCTTCAGAGGGCCAAGGTTCCAATTTTTAATGGTGCTGTCAGTGTTAGCCTTGTTCTCTTCTGTGCTAACAATGCAGACAACCTCCATATCGGCTTCTTCAGCCATCATCATCAGTCCCATGTTAGCACTTACCCTTCTTAGCCATACCACCCTTGTTCATCATGGTCTTGCCCTTAGGCTTACCCATGCCAATGGCAATGACAACAGCGCCCTTAGCAGGAGCCTTAGTAGCCTTCTTCACAGCACCACCCTTAGCCATAGCCATCTTCTCTTTAGGCTTTGTAGCCTCATATTCAGCCCTCTCAAGCTCATTGGCTCTGTCTAGGTAGGTGTTACGAACATCCTGTGGCAAAGACTTGTCCTTAGCCATCTCACGAAACTTTGCTACTTTCTCTGCATTTGATGCCATTTTGTTTTCCTATTTAAAAAAATACCAACACGGCTGGGGACTGCATCTTGCGATAGGCTCCGTGCGCTCTCGGTTGACTACCAGCCTGTACCTTGTCCGAGGGTATCAATCCCCATGCGTGTTAACAACGCGACTACCATTTAGTTTTATTCGCCCAATATCCACCTGACATTTTACCAGCAGCTATGTCCTTAGCATGCCTAGCCTTGAAGCTTTCCCTGCGCTTCCTATCTGCCTCAGACTCACCAGCCTTCTTAGGAGATCCACTAACGCCCTGCTGTCCAAACCTAATCAGCTTTACCTTGTCACCCTCCTTAGCCAACACTGCATGGCTCTTGGTAGGATGATCTGGTGTACGCTTAGGCTGGTTATAACCTTTAAACTCTTCACCCGATCTGGTCAACATATCTAAAAGTTCCTTTTCTATCTTTCCACCCCTCAGCTTTCATTGCTGTTTCAACAGCATCAAGACCGAAGTAGTAACCAGTATGCTTTTCTAAAGCAGCCCTAACAAAGTAAACATCCGAATGAGGAATATGTATTCCCTCTAAACGATCATTGTGTATTGCAATGTATATTTTATTGATTACTGAATAAGGAGGAGAATCAATTAGTCCTTCATCTTCTACTTGTTTTCTAGTCTTTAGTTGCATTGGGGTTATAAAGACAGGGCATTAGGCCCAGTCATTATCAGTATAACACAAAACACACAGGGTGTTAACAAGAAGACTACCGTCTTAGCTTAATTAGATATTCTATAGAGACTGTTATTTACTATTAGATAGAAAGCTTAGATTTCTATAAAGCTACTATATAGTTTAAATATAGTTTAAAACATATACTATGTTCTGTATATACTTTAATGTAGTCTTTATATCAGGCTATATAGAGCATATCCATTGGCTCTAGTCTCTATCACCTCTATAGCCCCCTAATCCCCCAATGACAGTAGTTGTACGCTTGTTGGAAGATCTTGTCAAGTCTTTTATTTTCATGTGTTGTTAAGATGCAACAAGAAGCATAGAGGATAAACAGACTCCATATGTCGAGATACTATGCTTTTGTAAGTAGTTATCCATTACTGGTACCTAAATCATATTCACTTAGAAAAGACTCCATATGTCGTTTTTCCACTTATGTACTTACGCTTGATACATTAGCACTATGGTATCTACCAAGATATCTACCATATTTGCTATCTGCAAATAAAGAATGTTGTGTAGTGCTGTGCAGATATATGTTCCACGTGAAACATGTTGGCCCTGTATACCACTTTTTAGCATTGTGGTTAACACTTCCATTTTTCCTGATTTTAGGACAGGGCTGTATACAACTAGCGCGGTACCCCCCCCGTGGCCCTCGCCCAGCCCCGCCCAGCCGCCGCCGCGCCGCCGCCAGCCAGCGCGCATTATGACATGCGATGTAGCCCTGCGGTGAATTCATTGAAGATCTTAGGATTCACTGCATTCAAAAGAATGCCTTATAGATCAATGACTTATAAGATATTGGAAACTGATTCAAAATCAGGGTCAGAATCAGGGTTAACCCTCGATCATTGCCATATTTTGAACGATAACGCCCTGTCAGAAAGGCGGTATATCTAACAAGATATAATACATCCCATTGTTGTTTATTTGCAACACCATCTATCCACAACTTATCCACAACCAAATCAACTGTTGCAAATTTACAACAACTTGCCAAATCTACAATAGGATATCCACAGGTTTTCCCAGTGGTTTGGCAGACTGTGGATAACTCTGCTTCAACTTTAAATATTTATAATCGCTTTATATATGACAACTCTGTTGGCATAAGATAAAGCTTAAATATTTAAAGATCTGCGCGCATGCAGCGCAAAGTCTTGTCTTAATTCATAAGATAAAAGTAAAACTTTAACCTTTAGGGAAAGTTTAATACTTTTATCTGATTTATGAATTAAGACAAGGAACGAAAATGAAAAATTTAGCGGCTCTCGAAAATGTTTTATCTGCCAATGGTGCAGCTTTTGATAACCTTTGGGATATTCTTGAAAGCTTTCATACAGACTCTGAAATTGTAGATTACCTTAAGGATACCTTCAAGGCTTCCTCTAAGGAAATTGCAAATTTCCGTAAATTCACTAGTGACATCTATGATCTTCTGACTACAATGATTTCAGAAGATGAAATACAGTGGGCATCATGGCACGAGGTTCAAACCCTGATAAACCCTACAGTTGACATGGTTTAATTTTTTGTGATAACGTTGAAATAAGTAGCGATTTTGCTACGTCATTCCTAAAGGAAACACATCATGTTCAAGTCTAAAGCTTTGCTTTCAATCGGTGCTGATGCAAAAACTGTCAAAGGGGAAACCTTTGGTTTCTTAACAGGTATTCTTTACCTTGCCCCATACCTTTCCACAAAGTGGAATACTTGCAGTATGGCTAGCATTGCACAGTGTGGAAAGGCTTGCCTTTTTACTGCTGGACGGGGTGCAATGTCACCAGTGGCACAAGGCCGAATCAATAAAACGATTTGGTTCTTTGAAGAGCGTAGCTCTTTCATGATTCAACTCGCTGTTAACATTCGTCAGCTTGTTGCTAAAGCAACCAAACAAGGCAAAAAACCTTTGGTTCGATTGAATGGCACCAGTGACATTCGTTGGGAAAGCGTAGCTTTTATTGATGCTGATGGCACTGAATATGTAAACATATTTGCTGCGTTTCCTGATGTTCAATTTTACGATTATACAAAAATTGCCAATCGTAAAGATATCCCGTCAAATTATGATTTGACATTCAGCTATAGCGGTGTCAAGGCTTACCAGCCTTTTGTTGATATGGCAGTGGCACAGGGCATGAGGATCGCTGTGGTGTTTCGTAATCGTCAAGATATGCCTTCGGCATTCAACGGAATGTCGGTGGTTGATGGTGATAACAGTGACATTCGTCACTTAGATGATCAAGGTGTTGTCGTTGGGCTGTATGCCAAGGGCAAAGCGAAGCTTGATGACACTGGATTTGTGGTTGAAACACGTAAAGTGTTTCCCATAGCAGTAGCGGCCTGATAGCACTGCGTAAAGCCCTAAGGGGCTTTGCAGAGGGTTATCGTACTTTCTCTATAGGGTGAAGCCCTGCTGTGAAGCAAAGCTTCATTCGACTGTTCTTTAAAAATTTAATTTCAGCGTCAGTATGCTTTGGTGGTGTTGTCCCACAACACTACAGCGAAGCTGAAATTGGCTGGGCTTGAGTAGCGGCAAGGGAATTCCGCTATCCATGCTGACACATCATGGTGATAATGTGTGCAGGATGTGTTCACAGTGGCATTGGGGTCGGTGCTATACGGTGAACGCTTTAAGATGCTTTGTGGCACAGGGTTACAGGGCATCTATCAAGCAATCTTCCTAAAGGAAACAACATGCAAAAAGCATATATCAATTTGGTTAAATATGCCCTCGACAATGGCTACACTGTAAGTGTATTCGATGGTGAGGAATGGTCAACTGTTCGATCAACCCGCTTCAACGATATCATTAGTGATATCGAAGGGGTTGAAGAGGCGGCATTAAATATCAGAGATGCTGGCGGTCACAGGGTGGGCTGGGCTTTAGTGTCGGCCTTTGGCCTTGCACCAGATGAGACAGTGGTGGACTACACAACCACACCGTTCATGAAAGGATGGGAAGCACAGTACTACCCACTTACGCTTCTCTGCGAGGTGACAGCATGAAACAAACATTAGCAGAGCTATTTGGTTACACTGTGTGGTGTCCTCAATTTGATGCTATGCATCATACATTCACCTTCAAAGAAGCCCTCAGTTGGGCAGCATGCTACGACTGTGGTGCTGCTGTCTATAAAGGTAACACCTTTGTTGCTTATCGCCGAACCCTCAACCATTCCTAAAGGAAACAACATGACAACCTCCGTAGAACTGAACGGCTACATTACAAACGACATGAAAATGTATGGCTGCAACATCGAAGCTTTCAAAGAAAGTGTCAAGCGATCCATCACCTACCGCTTATCAGGTGGTTCGATGGTGGTGGCAGGGCTGATGTCTGATGCCCAAGAGATGATGGCACATGGCGACACCGAAAGTGCTCGAATGTATTTGAACAGGGCGAAAGCCCTAGTGTTTGATATGAGATATGGTGATATGGCCTTCGGCCCTAAGGAAAAAGCATGATTGGAATCAATGTTCGTAATGAAAAGGATTATCCTTTTGCTGACATGATTGTTGATGGTTTAAAAACCATAGAGACAAGGGAGAGCCCCTCTCTACATTGCTATGCTGGGCGTAGAGTGGCAATTGTCAGGACAGGACAGGGCAAAGCCCTTGCAATTGGTGAGGTTACGATCTCATATTACAGTTGGACAAATGGAATACATTTGTTTGATTCTTTTTATGATGGTCATAAGGTAGGCAAAGGCTCTGCCTTTTATATCAATCCAAAAAAAGGAAAATATTTGTATCACCTTGAAAACCCTGTTAGATATGACACGCCACTTGAAGTGGCACAAGGCATTGTTGCTAGAAAGGTATTGAAATGAAAGTAATTACATTCACGGTGATGGGAAAGGGGAAGTTTCCCCATGACATGCTACGTTATGACCGATGCTTCCCTAGTGATGGCATATCAGTACATAACATAGAGACTGACAAATGTCCAGTTGTGCGTTACGTCAAGCTTGTAAGCATAGCAAGCACTGGCATTACATCATTACGATGGGCCAGCTTCGGCTGGTATGTGGATACTGTCCAAGTTTATAACGATTACTCTTCCTAAAGGAAACACCATGTTAAAAGTCTTTGTTTATTTCAACCTCCACAAGAAATGCTTTAGCATTAAGGCTCTCAACGGCCCATACAAGGGGCTGGTCATTGGTCACACTAACAGTGTGTTGTTGTCTGATGTGACATTCAAGGTGTCCCCAGCAGGGCGGCGCAGGGTGCTGGCAGAGAAGCGCAAGAATGTCCATGCCGGTGTCGTTGGACATATGGCAGACAGTGGTGCTCATGATGTACACAATCGGTACATGATGCTTGGCACAGCCATCACCTACAACCCCTACAAGTATGACAGCTTTGTGCAGCGCAGCACAGAGCAGCCTGTCCACAATGCTAAGTGGGCTGCACTACTGGCACAGGATGGTAAGGGTTTCATCAGCGCTTCGCTGTGAAACGATTATGAAACAATTTTCTGAAGGAAACACAATGAAAAATCGTATATGGATTGAGCTTGCGAAGGCTGAAAATGATGAGCATGCTGATGAGCAGTGCCAACTGGCAAACAAAATGCTAAAGCGTTTGGGCCTTGAGGTGATGGAATTTTGGTGGGGATATGGCACTTACAACATCACCCTCAATGACAGCGGCATGTTCTTGAAGTGTCCTGACAGGGGCCACTGGTTCAACCTAGATAAACTAGCAGGGGAATAACATGACAGACGAAGACAAAGCATTCATTGATGCTTACATATCTTGCTTCGGTGCATCCAGCAGACAGTTTGTGGAGGATGTAATAGGTATGTACAAGTACAACAGTTCAGAGACAGCGAATGAGGATCATCATGGTAGCGAATCTATTAAGGTGATGGATGCTTATCTACTGTGGCACAAGGCTATTCAGTTTGGCCTAAACATTATTAAGGTATGACATGACATACACACTCTATTGGACATTCCGAAACAGGCATGAATGGAACAGGCAATTCGATAACTTTGATCACTTGTGTTTATTCCTAAACACTTGTGGCCTGACATCACACCATGATGTGTTGTCCATTCGATACACAACCAACCAAGATAACGAAGTTAGACACTTGAAAGTGACACACAAATGAAAACATTTACAGTGATTGTTTACAGTGATGCAGGGCATGCATGGGGTAAGGTGAAGCGAGAGGTGCTGCGAAACCTTGGCATTGCCCATAAGATTAGCTCTTACAGCTATCAGCGTAATGACTATGCATACCTCGAAGAGGACTGCGATCTGTACCTACTACAGCAAGCAATGGATGAGGACAATGTGCGTCTCAGATATATTGAGCGCCGCACTGATGGCAGAAGCAAGATTCGTTCTTATGATCGGTATGCACCATGAACTACTACCAGCTAGGCTTTTATGCAGGGCATAAGAATGTGCCACTGCATAGGTACATTGACTTCCCCGAAGAGCCCCTTGATCTAACCTTATATGAGCAAGGCTGGCATGCTGGACACAAAGAACACCTTCTCGAATTAGAGAAGCACAAGCAGGAAATGCTTGATCATTTTGATCATTTTAAATACTTCCGAAAGGCACTATGATGATATCTGAAATTGACATTAAAGACTTTGACAAGGGAGAGCAGTGCTTGCTATACCAGTGCAAGCCACGAACCTATGTGCAGCACCCTGCCACTGGGTATGTGTACTTCTTTGATCACCTTGATGGGGCATACAGCTACTGCACTGACATGTTCAATGAGGTGGTGCATCTAGTGGCACATGCCTTAGTAGTGCCTCTGACACGTAAGGAAAAGCCCGACTAAAACAGTAGGACATTTTTCACAGGGCTTGACCGGCCTTGTGGAAAGCGACTAAAGTAATGTTGCTTTAACGGCAAGCCAGCCACTCTCAACCAACCTTAAAGGATTTTAAAATGGCACACGTAATCTTCTCCCGCAATAACGACAACTCTGCTCTGACTACAGAGCGCATCATGCAGTTGGCTCCCGCTGCTTTCAGCACAACCAAAGCAGATCGTCTCACCAATCGTTACGTCCCCCTCAACACTGGTGACATGCTGACATTGATGCAAGACTATGGCTACCAGCCAGTGCAAGCAGCACAGAAACGTAGCCGTAAGGCTGGTACCACTGAGCATGGTGCTCACATGTTAGCCTTTGCCAACCTCAACGAAGAGGCAGTCGATGGTGTACGTCCTGAGATTGTCCTGTTCAACAGCCATGATGGTACATCAGGTGTTCGTTTGTTTGCTGGTTGTTTCCGCTTCATCTGCTCCAATGGCATTGTGGCAGGTGATGGATTCAAGAGTAGCATGTACCACAGCAAAGCTTTGCTTGGCTTTGAAGATATGCTGCGTAACACAGTGGAGACGCTGCCCCTGTTGATGGCACGTATTGAGAAGCTGCGTAGTGTGAAGCTTGACTATGAGCAAGCACGCCGCTTGGCAGAGGACGCTGTGCTGACACGTTGGGACAGCTATGATGCAACACAGGAGAAGCACAAGCATGGTGTGTTTGCTGTGTCACAAACTGTGCGAGATGTAATGTCAGTGCAGCGTAGCGAAGACAACTTTGCTGATGCCTTCACTGTGCTCAACCGCATTCAAGAAGGTGTCATTCGTGGCAAGGCATTGATCCGCTCTGTGTCTGACAAGCACCCAACAGGAATGATGCGTAAAGCACGGCCTGTCAACAGCGTGAAGGAAAACATTCGTATCAACAGCGAACTGTGGAACTTAGCTGAGGCAGTGGCAGCTTAATTTAATGGGGGCTTCGGCCCCCTTGTTTACCCCATTAACATAAGGAATACCCCATTATGTCTAGAGAACGTCAACTATTGGAATGGTTGCTCAGATCTGTGTACGAAGAGGATGGAAGCTACTATCCATGCATGGATTTCGATGGCCTAATTAAAACTGTCAAACTATTTTTAAAGGAAACCAAATGAGCTTCATTGCATTCTTGAAAGAACAATACCGCCAGCCTGAGCCTAACACTGTGATGCTTAGAGAGCTTGCCACCGCACGGCTTGAGAAGCTTGAGGCTGAAACGGCTGTGGAATATGCACAAAGCATAGTCGATTACAACACCACTCGAATCACCCGACTTGAGTATTACTTATCGGATATTAAATGATTACAGAAGATCAAGCAATAGGCATGCTAGTAGGCACTGCCATTGGTGATGCACTAGGTGCGCCGCTGGAGTTTATTGAACCAGAAGATATCCGTGATGTACACGAAGAGATGACAGGTGGTGGTGTGCATGACACAGCCCCCGGCGAATGGACTGATGACACGGCTATGGCTATGGCTATAGCTGATGCATACATTACACAGGGTAAGTTTGATCCAGCCGCCATCATGCTCAACTTCAAGGTGTGGAAAGACACTGGCCTCTACGGCACTAGGGAATATGTCTTTGACATTGGTAACACTACATCAGCAGCGCTGGTTGAGGCCAATGTATATACACCCTATGCTGGTAGCTCATCACCTAAGGCTAGCGGTAATGGCTCCATCATGCGGGTTGCTCCAATCATGATTGTTAATCACAGGAATTCAGTGAGGGCTATCGGTGAGGCAGTGGCTGTGTCGTTGATGACCCACGGCAGCAGAGATACAGTGCATTACATTTCAGCGTTTGTTGCTGAGTGCATGGAAGGCTTTCACTTTAGTTCTAACCAATCGTTGTTGCTCAAGACTAGGATGCCACCGCATGGTATTCGTGGGACAATTATGTGGACTTACACTCAAGCATGGCGTAGCATTTCCCTCAACGGAAACTTCGAGGATGCTGTTATCCACGCTGTTAACAGAGGCAATGATGCTGACACTGTAGGTGCTGTCACTGGCATGTTAGCTGGACGGATGTTTGGATACAGCAAGATCCCTAAGCGTTGGCTGGATAAGCTGCACCAGCATGACCACATCGTTGACACTGCCAAACAACTATACAACTTATACCCTCCCACATTATGAAACTACCTAGATATTTAATGTCACAAGATGGTGGGTACAGGTACAACCCTCCAGCAGATGCAGTGGAGGCTGGCATAGTGAGAAGGCAAGCGTGTGGCACAGACCAGCAGCAAGCCTTTGCCTATGCTGAGGAACAGAATGCCTTGATGGATGAGTGGCGCAAAGATGTACGTTACTTGCGTACACTATCCACCAAGAGCACAGTGGCTGATCTAGTCAGGGCTTATAAGGCAAGCATTGGTTACACCAAGCTTAGCCCTAAGAGTCAGGAAGACTATGCCTATTTCCTGAGCAAGTGGTATGGCAGCAAGACCTCAGGCACTACGCTGCTACACACTAGGATGGGTGATCTAGTCACACCAATATGTCAGCGTATCTACGACGAGCAAGCAAGCCATAGCGTTAGCCTAGCCAATCATGCCCTGTCTATATACAGGCTGCTGTTTAGCTTTGCTATTCGTAATGGCTACACCCTGCACAATCCCTTCACCAATGTTGCAAAGCAAACAGACAAGCCACGTAGGGTGGTGTGGCAGAAAGACAACATAAAGAAAT